CTGGCTAATAATCGCGAGTATCCGTCGATTATTAGAAGGGTTTGCCACTCGTTCAACTCTCCTTTGTTTCACCTACGCAACCTCTGTCACGCAGGCCGTGATTAACTACTCCGACTAGGGCTCCCTTCAGGAGGTCACCGCACAGACGAGCCGAGCCTAAGCCCCTATTGGGCGGGCGCCAATTTAATGGTCTTACTGTCTGAACCCTGGCGTGCTGTGCACCCGTGCGTTACCCTCCCTAGGCAGCTACCCAGTCCTCTGTTGAGCAGAAGGGCGTGCGGGTATCCGTTATCATTCCCTCACGTTTCCACGCCGGTGAGCCGCGTGAACAAGCGCCTCCCCCTTTCATTTGTCTGCCCGAAGGCGAGATGCCACACTCCTTGCATCTCCACTTTCCGCTCTCGTCCCTCGTAATCAGCTGGCAGGAACCACTTCTTACGACGCTTAGGGGACAAGAGCTCCCTTTCCTTCTCCCACAACCCTTTGGGCCTGTAACTCAAGGCGCTTTGGTATCGGCGAGCCTTCTTCACGCTTAGAGAACTAACGAAAGTTCTGGAAGAAGGCCACTGATTTGTCTTGCGCCCTTTGTTAAAGAGGAGCTCGTAGAGAGCTAGCCTCTCCTCGTACGTCGGCTCTTCGGAGACTTGTACGAGGCGGTCATCCAAGGGTACACTACGGGGCGGAGGCAGTTGATAGTACCACCGTTGGGTCCGGATCTGCTTGTAAACGTTGGGAATCCAAGACGGCATCCCAAGATCCTCCATACGGACGTGGTACTTCTTACAGATACCGCTACGGCTAAAGGCGTCCATCCACTTAGGACCTGCTTTAATGCAGGCAGTGGCCAAGTGACGTAGCCCGTCAACGGTATAAGCCTCGCCCCCCCCCCTCCGCAGGTTCTGGACCTCCTTCCAGCCTTTTCCTTTTCTTAAGAAAGTCGTCGAGTTGATCTCAGCGACTACCTGGGAGACGCAAGTCTTCTGGGTGTTAATCCTAAACCCAACGGGGTAACGGTTCAGGACGTCCCTGCTTGTGCTCGAAATCAGGCAATCGTCGCCGTTAACAAGGATCGACGACTCGGACCCTCTGACTGCCCACTTAGCGGCGCAGTAGCTTGTCAAGCAGAGGAGTGGAAAAGAGAGGTAGGTGCCCATCATCTGCCCGAACGTCACCTTTGAACCGCGTACCGTTGGGTACAACGACTCGCAGGCGAGTTGTTTCACACGACCGGGGATCGATGTAGCGCGCGACAATATTACACCGAGTAACGCCTCGGTGACATCCAAGCGCAGCCCATCGGTTGCTCCCACCAAGTCCACGGAGGTTTGCCAGTCGTAACGGCAAACACGCTTAATCCGTGAACTCTTAGGTGGCCCTTTTAGAAGCCATCCTGTCCTAGACAGTCTATCATATATGGCTTTATGAAGGGGGCCAAGGAGGTCGTACTCTACGGAAGGTATGCCAAGAGGGCGCACCTTCCCAGTACTAGGGACCTCCTTATAGCGGAGCTGGAATCTGCCTTTAACAGAAGAAGGCATTCGTCCTCGTCTAGTTGCGACCTGGAACTCAGTTCTGTTACTGTTGTTGGCCCACCAGCCAGAACCCGTTGTCAGGGGTTCGCTCCTTGCGGAGGCTGATGGGACAAAACTTTCACAGAAACTGGTGTAGTTCCGGTCCCAACCGACGGGGAAGAAGCGTCGACACTGTCTTCTGCAGAATTCCCGGAAGTGGGGGGTGGCCTCAGGGGGCGTGGCTTGGCAGGCGTTGGCCTTCCACGCTGGGAACCCTGAGGGGGGGGGGTGTTTCACGCAAGTGAGATTTGGGAGCGCTCGTTTAATAGACGATACTGACTGAGCAAAGAGCCATCTATCGTAGCGCCCCAACCTTACGAGGTGAGGGAAGGGGCCGTCCCAACCGAGCTGGGCTCGGGGGAACGGCAGGGGGAAAGGTTTCTCCCCGAGGGGAGAAAGGAGATGAAGGAGATACTTGCCAAGATCGGCGGGTCCTAGGTCCGGTAGCTCACCTTTTGCCAGGTGAAAGCGAATCCGAACGACCTTCAGGCCCGACCTTATGGTCTCCTTAGTACGACGCTCGTTGACCGAGCAGGTACATCGTACGTTCGTACGATGCTCGCTGGTCGAGCGTTGTACAGTTGGAGAGGGCACCGTCGCCGGTTTTATCCCTCCCGACCATCGTGCTGGTTCACGACAATGTACCATAACCGCAAAGTTTCGTCGTTAGACTTCGGAGCGGTATAGCACAGTTATTTTGCGCAGGTCGCAAAATAGCC